TTCGGATTCCCTCCTTCGATTAGATCCCGTATTTATACGAGCTATAACTACGTCGCCGGATTCTGTAACGGCTTAATCTCGTCGGCTACCGCGGGTTCGGCTAGCTTTACTATGATTGACCCTATTGGTCTAACACCCGGAACGGTCGTAAATATCTACGACGGGCAATATACCGAGCAGGTCGTCGTCTCCCCTAACTACGTCTACGGCTCTAATACCGTCCCTATTACCTCTACGCTCCAATATAATCACTCTTCCGGCGTCTCGGTAGGAAATATGCCTCAGGCGATTAAAGAGGCGGCTATCCTCGTTACGACCGACTTCCTAAAGGTACGCGGAGATAACTCGCTTACTATGAGCGTTACGACTCGCGCCTCTAGTGGTCCTTCGGTTCAGTCGATTATCGGTTCTGACCTAGCCCTCGCTAAAGAGCTTCTCTCTCCCTTCCGGAGAATGCGTTAATGACGGCAGGAAACCGTACCAACCTTCGGTCGACTCTTTACTCGTACCTTACGGGCGCGAATATCCCGACCTTAAATCAAATCTTTACCTCGTTTCCGAAGCGTATAAATTTTCAGGTAAACNCGNNCGCGGGGCAGATGTCTCGATCCGCCGTCGTAATCTTTATTCAGGGAGAACGCGAAACTCGTTTAGCTATCGGTGGCGCTACGAACGGCTGGAAGCGCGTCGACTATACGGTAGTCCTACAGGTCTTTCACCACTCCTTGCAAAATCTAGCGGAAAACGCTATGGCTGATTTTGATACACTTATAGACAACATCAAGACAACGCTTCGAGCTGACCATAGATTCGGCGATACGACCGGAAACTACGTTTGGCAAGGTGCAGAACCGGCGATAGATACCTTCTACGGCGAGCCTGTTACCTCGGATAACGGCGCTACGGAAACGTGGGCAGAAATCCGATTCGACGTGACGCAGATGATTCAGGCATAGGAGAGATATGGCAACGTTCCAATATACCGGCTCTAGCGAGCGTGAATTCCCTACGCTTGTATTAACTGTTAAGCCCGGAGACACTTTTGACGCACCCGCTGATTTCGTCGCCGCAGACGTAATCGCCGCGTCAGCTAAAAAAGCACCCGTAACACCAACACCGTCAGCACCGTCTGACTCAACGCAAGGAGCGTGAGTAAGTGTCCGTACAAAACACAGCCCGTAGTTATATAGGTCTCGCTAAGGAAACTACTAAAGGCACACCTGTAACTCCTACCGTCTATATTCCGGTAATCGCTAACTCGGTTAAGCCTCAGGATATCTACGGACCACTCTACGACGAAGGTCTACGCGGATCTCTCGTAAAGAACTACAACTACATTCAGGGTCGCGCTAACTCTACTTTCGACTTTAGCGGAGCGGCGTTCGCGGATACTATTCTTTACCCAATCGCGGGTCTCCTCGGTGAAGACGTCGTTACCGGCGCTTCGGCTCCTTATACTCACACTATCGCAGTAAAGAACTCGGCTACCGCCGCCGCAGACGCTCAGCCTTCTGCCTTTACTATTACCGACTTCTATGCGGCTAACGTTCGCGCTTACGCGGGTATGCAATTCCACGACTTCTCGCTTAAGTTTAACGCTGACGGTCTACTCGAATACGACGCTAAGGCGACCGGTTGGGTATCGGCTACGGCTTCTACTCCTACCCCTAGCTTCTCTACTATCCTCCCTACCCCTGTTTGGTACGGAACCGTAAGCGTCGCAGGTACGACTATCTCTAACTCAACAACAGGAAATATCGACCTAAAGCGTCCGGTAACTCCTATCTGGGGTATCGCTAACACCCAGAACCCATACCAAGTATTCGTCGGAGCTACCGAAGTTACCGGCAAGATTACTTTCATTATGGAAAACGATACTCAGCTAACGAACTACCTCACCAATACCCAACCAGCTCTAGTCTTTAACTGGTCTCAGGGTTCAGGTTCTTCCGCTACGCAAATCCAAGCGACTATGACTAAGGGTGCTTATACCCTCGCAGTTATCGAGCGCTCGAAGGATTACGTAGAGGTTGTGGTAGACCTTAACGCTCAGGGTAACCTCACAGACGCCGGTACGGTCGGATACTCACCTATTAAGTGGGTAGTTAAGAACGCCGTAACAACCGCAGTCGTCTAATCTAGAACGCAGTAGGGGTAGCAGGTCGATCTTTCCGCCTCGTTAGATCCCGTACCCCTACTGCCCTTTTACACTAAGATAAACGAGGCACAACTACAGGAGGCAAAAAATGGCAAATAAAATCACACTCCCTTCCGGAGCTACCGTAACTCTACGCGACCCTTCGTCGATTAAATATAAAGACCGTAAGCGTGTAGTACGCGCTAGCGAGTCGGAGACAGGCGAACTATCTAAGGCGCTCGCTCTCGGTGACGCTCTTATCGCGGTCATGATTGAGGACTGGTCTTTCGACCTAATGATTCCGTCAGTAAAAATCGAGTCTCTCGACGAACTAACTCCTTCGGACTACGACGCTCTCGTTAAGGCAACGCAAGAGGCTAGCGAATACCTATTCCCTCGCGTACAAGATACCGACGAGAATAAGGCTGACGCCGATAGCCCTTTAGACAACTCGAACGCTTAAAGTGGGTTCTTAAAGGAGGTCTACGAACCGAGGGATTTACTTATCCCGACGAAGAGTGGATTTACTTTAAGTTTGCGGATCGCTTCGGGTGGACTCCCGAGCAGGTAGATAACCTTCCCGCCGCTAGAGCCGATTGGCTTCTCTCTATAGCCGATATCATAGAGGAAGTTAAAATAGAGCAGATAGAGAGCCGTAAATGAGCGATAACTTGCCCGACGTAAAAGCGGCTCTCGACCGTCTCTTAACTCGTATCGACTCCGGCGCTAATACCGCGGTTAACTATATTTCCGCCGAACTCGAGCGATTAGCTACGGCTAACGCTTCGGAAGCTAAGCACCCNATNGGNACGCGTCGTANNGANGNAACTACTGGTCCGCAGGTCGTAACCGGAAACTTAATTAANAATATCCGCGCACAAGCCTCGGTAAGAGTCGGATTCGGTACTTATGTCGGAGGAGTCGATTCCGGAGCGGTTTATTCTCGCGTCCTAGAAGAAGGCTCCCCTAAGTGGGGTTCTGATGTAAAATACCCTTATATGACTCCTGCGCGTAACTCGATTATTCAGTCGAGAAGAGCAGAACAGTTAGCGGTAATAGCTATTACTTCGGCGATTAGGGGATAAGCATGGCAGGAGAGATCCCCGGTCTACAGATATCGGTTACCGTTGATACGAGCGGAGTTTCCGCCGGAGTTTCTAAGGCGACCGCAGGACTACAATCTATTACTGCCGAGGCGGAAAAGACCGGTCTAGGACTCGGTAAATTAAAAGACTTAATGCTCGGGGTATTCGGCGGAAACCTCTTAACGCAAGGCGTCATGGGTCTAGAAAAGACTCTTACNGATATGAACCTCGCGGTACAAGACGCNCAGGTAGAGCAGGGTCGTTTAGAAACGGCTATGAATAACGCAGGAGTAGCTACCGCGGCGAATAAGGCTAAGGTCGACGAAAGCGTTAAATCCTACGCCTCTCTCGGATTTACCCACGCGCAAGCGGCGCAAGCTATGGGTACNTTAATTACCGCTACNGGTTCGGTTACCGAATCGACGAAGCTAATGTCTATGGCGGCAGACCTCGCTCGATATAAGCACGAGGATCTAAATACCGCGGCTACTACTCTCGCTCGCGGAACGCAAGGCTCGGTAAAGGCGTTTAAGGAATTAGGTATTACGCTCGATACGAACCTTCCGAAGAACCAAGCTATCGCTAAAGCTATGGACGAATTAAACGCGAAGATTGGCGGACAGGCAGTTGCCTATACGCATACCTTCGCCGGAGAGATTGCCGTCCTAAAAGAGAAGTTTAACGAAATGGCAGTTACTATCGGTAACGTCGTATTCCCGATAGTCTCGAAACTTATTAGCCTTTTTATGGACGTCGTAAAAGCGCTCGCTCCTATTGGCGATTTTATTAAGCAGAACGCCGCCGCCTTCGAGTATTTCGCGGCTATTCTCGCCGCTACCTTCGTAGCCTTTAAGACTTACGAAGTCGCTCTTAACGTATTTAAGGCGGCTCAGATTGCGTGGATTGCCGTAACTAGCGGTATGGAAGCGGCGCAAATTGCCCTTACTTTCGCTACCGAAGCGGGAACCGAAGTAACGAAGTCTATGGCGGTAGCACAAGCGGCTCTTAACGCCGTTATGGACGCTAACCCAATTACTCTCGTAGTCGTAGCGGTAGCGGCTCTCGCGGCAGGTTTCGTTATCCTATGGAACCATTCGGAGACTTTCCGTCAAGCGGTTATCGACGTAGCTAAGGTCGGTATCGAAGCCTTCGGTTGGCTTATCGGCGCGGTCGGCGATTTAGTCGTCGCGTGGATGAAAATAGTTACCGGACCAATGAAGCTAATGCTCGAGGGTCTCTCTCACCTTCCGGTCGTAGGCGGAGCGGCTAAGGCGGCTCTAAAAGATATCGGTACGGCTACCGACGACGTAAGCGGTTTCTTTAACGGGGCTAAGGCTAAAGTCGATAGCTACGCTAGCTCTCTCGACTCTTTAGCTAATAAGAAGATAACCCTTCCTAACCTATTAGGCGGAGGCTCGGCTTCTATCGGATCGACAAGCGGGGGAGGAGCTACCGATATCTCCGGCTCGATTCCCGGTGGGGACGTTAGTAAAGCGGCGCTCGC